TTCACGGTTATGTTTCAACCTTTGCCGCAATCAGCGGCATGATCCGCAAGATCACACAGGCTTAGCCTTAGGCGGGCAAACCGCTCATGGCAACATACAACACAGCGAGCAAGCAACTACTAGATAACTATGCGGTAGTTGCTACGCTCGAGCCATCACCTATTGAAGTAGGGCAATCGGTAACGGTTGGCAGCTTAGGCGCACCATTTAACGGCACTTTCACAGTGCTTGCATGCCCACAGTTTTTATTTACTGGGGTGGATGGTGCAACAGGTGAATTCATGTATGACTTTACAACCCCAATGCCTAACCAAATCCTTTACGCTTGCACAGGTGCAGATGTCGAGTTTGTTGCAACCTTTGCCGGCACGATCACTTACACTCAGGTTTGCACATGGATCACAGCCGGCAACATCGAGGATTGGTTAGGGATAGGCACAGCAACCGCAGCTGACACAACATTTTTGACGCAATGCGCGGCAGCTGCAAACGCATTTTGTTATAGGCGCAGACAAGAGGCAGGCTATTTTGACAGCCTTACAACTTCGCCTAGTGGTGATGTAACGCTGGGCACGATCATGTATGGCGGCAACCTTTACAGGCAGCGCGGCGCAGTAACAGATTTTGCAAGCTTTGATGGCATGGCGGCAGGCGGCACAAACGGGCTTTCACCAATGATCAAACAGCTGTTAGGCGTGAACAGGGCAACGGTTGCCTAATGCCAGTCGCCTACACAGATCTATTTAATGTGGCGCTCGATAATCTCACAACAAGCATCGGCGCAATTTTAGGCATCAGCGTGGTAAACGATCCACGAAACGCAAACCCGCCATGCGCCTTTATAGATGCACCCAGCTTTACCGGCTGGAATTACAACATAGTCAAAATGGCTTTTCCAGTGCGCCTAATAACGCTCGGACCGGGCAACCTTGACGCACAACGAAACCTTTTAAACATGATGAGCAAACTATTGGCAGCCAACTTAGGCATCACGGATGGCAGACCAACAGTAGCAATCATTGGCGGCGCAGAGTATCCCGCCTATGATGTAACTGTAAACATGCAATCACAAACGGCTTAGAGGTAAAACATGGCAACATACATTGTTACAAGCGACAGGCTTGCAGGGTTTAAACGCGGCGATCAGCTTGATAGCAAAGACATTGATGGCAACATTGAGCACTTAATTGAAGCTGGGCACATATCCCCACAAGGCTCAAAAAAATCTGCTAAAACTAAAGACACAGACACAGAAAAGGAATAACCCAAAATGGCGACAACCGTTTATCTCTCGAACCCGGCACTCACAATCAACTCGGTTGATCTTACCGATCAGGCGACCAGTGCCGTGCTTACTTTTGCATATGATCAGCTAGAGACAACTAGCTTCGGGCAAACCGCTCGAGTGTTTGGTGCTTCAACAGTAACATCGCTGCAAAACAACACATTTGAAGTTGAGCTGTTTCAAAGCTATGCAGCAAGCGAAACCGAAGCCAGCATCTATAGCTTGGTTGGTATCCAAACAACTATCACGGTTTCACCAACTGCAACTGGACTTGTAACACCAAGTGCAACCGCGCCAAAATACACTTTGACAGGCGCTTACCTTTCAAGCCACACGCCAATCAATGCCAGTTTGGGCGAGCTAAGCACAATTACGCTTACTTTTACAGGCGGCACACTTACTAAAGCCACTTCATGATCTCGCGGCTTAAGCCGCTGAGAAATACAAACGCAAGACCGCAAGAGCGAAGCCTTGCCCGAGAAAGGAAACAAAATGCAATTAACGCTTAAAGCCGTATTCACTGACGGCACAACGCAAACCATTGAAACCAATTTGGCAACTGTGGTTGCATGGGAAAGAAAATATAGGCGCAAAGCATCCGAAATGGCATCCGGCATTGGTGTCGAGGATCTTGCTTTTATGTGTTACACAGCATCACAAAAAGCGGGCGTAACTGTGCCAGCCACACTTGATCTATACATTGACAAGCTGCGAAACATTGAGGTGGTGGATCAGAACATCCCAAAAGTAGGCGAGGAAGTTTAAGATATGCGCTTGCCGAAATCTTGGTTGCAACAGGGTTTTGGGGTGCTGAAACATTTGAAATTGATGATGTGAACACCGTGATCGAGATCCTTAACAGACAAAGCCGGGCAAAATAATGGCTTACACAGCGCGCATAGAGGTGCATGGCATCAAAGAAGCATTGGCTGAGCTAAACAGCTTTGATCCGAAATACCGCAGACAGGTAACTAAAGACATTGCTAACGCTGGGCAAAAAATCATTGTGAGTGCTCGAGACATGATTAAAAACTTTGATAACAGCGAAGGCAACGGTGCGCCGCTATCGGGCATGTATAAATCAAAGCTTGTAAAAGGGCGTGATGTGTATTGGGATAACAACACTGTTCGCGCAGGTTTCAAAGTAAAAGTTGGTGCAGCTGCACAGCGGCAAAGACTTGTTACTTTTAAAGATAAGTTTGATCCTGAGACAAACCCGCGTGAAAGCCACAATGTGCTATTTAAGGCAAAGCCTTATCAGTTGATGGTGATCCAACAAAAGGATGCTGCCGGCGCAATCTATGATCATGCCGGTAGGCGCACAAAAGGCATATTTGTAACAAATTTAAATGCTGAGGTTGGTTTAGAGCCACGCGCTATTGATCCAGCTGTGGACATGCACAAAGAAACAGTTGAGCAAGAAGTGCTGGCAATTGTCGAAAAGGTTATGGAAAAAATAAACAGAAATTTGCAGGTGCGCTATGGCAATTAACATCCCAATTATCTCGAGCCTTGATAGCAAAGGTTTTGAAAAAGCGGCGCTCGAGTTTAAGAGCCTTGAAACGAACAGCCAAAAAGCTGGGTTTGTTATGGAAAAGGCTTTTTTGCCGGCTGTGGCTGCGCTTGCCGGGCTTACGGCTGCAGCTGGGTTATCGGTAAAAGCTGCGATAGAGGATGAAGCCGCACAAGCTCAGTTAGCTAAAACTTTGCAAAATGTTGTGGGTGCAACTGAAGGACAGATCGCTGCGGTGGAAGCGAGCGTGGCGGCGATGCAAATGGCTACCGGCGTTTCGGACAGTGAGCTTCGCCCGGCTTTTGCAAGTTTGACGCGCGGCACAAAAGATTTGCAAGAAGCAAACAAAGCGCTTGCTCTGGCAATGGATATCAGCGCTAGCACTTCTGCCGATTTGCAGAGCGTGAGCGATGCCTTAGCGCTTGCCTACGGGGGCAACACTAAAGCTTTAGCCAAACTCAGCCCTGAATTAAAAGTTGCAATTAAAGAGGGTGCAACGCTCGATCAGGTGATGGGCACACTTACCAAAACTTTTGGTGGGTCAGCTGCAGTTGCAGCCGGCACAGCTGAAGGGCAGTTTAGGCGGCTCAATGTCGCACTTGATGAAGCTAAAGAAAGCATTGGAAAAGCATTGCTGCCAGCTGTTGAAGCTGTTTTGCCATTATTAATTAGTTTTGGTAATTGGGCTGCCGAGCATGTTGGTGTGATCGAAGCTGTGGGTCTTGCCATTGCTGCGGTTGCTGCAGCACTTGTTGCTTATAAAGCTGCTCAGGTGCTTGCTAACGCGGTAACGGTTGTGGCTACCGCACTGAATTTTGCTAACGCTGCATCACTTGCTGCGGTTGCTACAGCTGGCACAGCGGGTGTTGCTGCGGCAGGTATTGCGGCAGGTTTGGTTTTGGTTGGCGGCGCAATGCTTGTGTTTAAAAACCAAAACAAGGCTGCAGCGGTTGCAACCACAGAGCTGGGCACATCAGCAAAAAACACGGCTCAAGACATGGGCAGGCTCGGTTTTACGCTTGATTATATTCGCGGCACAAAAATTGCTGAATACATGGCAGAAACAGAAAAAGAAACAAAAAAAGTTGCCAGCGGTGCAGGTAGCGCAGCCGATAAAGCCAAAGAGCTTGCAGAAAAAACAACTGAAGCCGCCAAAGCATTGCGCGAATATATGGGTGCGGCACTCGATGACGCTAAAAGCAAACTGGACAAAGCGCAAAGCGCGTTTGATAGTTTCAGCGGATCAGTTGCACAAGTTATCACAGATGCACTTAATTTTGGTAAAGCATTTGAGGAAGGCGGCGAGGATGCCGGCACAACCTTTTTTAGTGCATTACAAAAACAGGCAGACAAAACAAAAGAATTTGGTGATTTAGTCGAGCAATTGCTTGCTGCGGGTTTATCTCAAGATGCGTTGCAACAAGTCATTGATGCTGGCATAGATAGCGGCTCAGCAATCGCCAAAGAGCTTTTAGCGTCATCAGAAAATGTTTTGCGGGCAAACACCCTTGTAGAGCAAACACAAGCCATTGCCGAGCGCATAGGTGAGCTCTCAGCACAAAAGTTTTATGGTGCGGGCGTATCAAATGCCAAAGCATATTTGCGTGGGGTTGAGGAAGCGTTAGCTGCAGCTGAAAGTCGCTTATCGCGCAAAGGTATAAATTTTGCGGATGTTAAAGGCATCAGCACAAGCTTTACTGAAGCGATTAGCGCGCCAAGTGTGTCGCCCGTAGTGATGCCAAACATCGCTGAGCTCGATGCTCGGCGCAATGGCAGCGCTGTAACTATTAATGTCAACAGCCAGCTAGCAACAAAATCTGAAGTGGGGCAAGCGGTAACTGATGCGCTGCGCGCCTACAATCGCACAGCTGGACCGGCACAGTTTGAGATTGCATAATGTCAGGCGTTGCAGTAGTTGGCTCAGGTAACTATCAGCTATTTATTGATACCGGCTTTGTGCAAGATGCGTTTTTGCTTGATGATGCAACCGCAGGTGTTTTAGATAACACAACCTATGTTCTCGATGGCACAACAAATTTTGCTGGGGTGCTTGATGGTTGCACAAATGTTTCGGTAAGGCGCGGCAGACAAGATCAAGGCGATCAGTTTTCGCCCGGCACAATGAGTTTTACCATGCTCGACACCACAGGCATTTTCAATCCGTTTGATGAAACTTCGCCATATTGGGATGAGACAACACAGCAACCGGGTTTAGCACCATTGCGGCGCGTAAAACTGCAACGCTACGATGCCACCAACACAGCACAAGACATTTTTAACGGCTACATCATTAATTATGATTACAATTTTGCGTTGGGCGGTTTGGACACAGTAACGGTTTTTTGTGCTGACCAGTTCTATTTATTGGCGCAAACCGTCATGGATGAATTCAACCCAAGCGAGGAATTATCCAGCACCCGGCTCGAAGCTGTGCTAGATCTACCTGAGGTAGCTTTTCCAGTAGCTCAACGCGATATTCAAACAGGCACAGTTACTCTTGGCGGCGCAGCTGCGTTTACAGTGCCGCAGGGCACAAATGTTTCACAATATTGTTCACAAATAAACCAAGCTGAGCAAGGCAGGTTGTTTATGACACGCTCAGGTGATCTGCGTTTTGAGCCGAGAATAGGCAACACGCTCAGCGGATCGGTTGCAGATTTTCATGATGATGGCACAAATTTTAAATTTAATGGGGTGGGCATAAGTTTTGAAGCGGATCAAGTTGTTAATCGAGCAACGGTAACTATTGCCGGTAGTAACAGCCCACAAACCGCAGATGATGCGGCAAGCCAAGCAACCTATTTTGTGCAAGCGGTAAACATCAGCGAAAGCCTTTTGCACAACGATGCTGCAGCGCTTGAGCTTGCAGAATACTTGCTAGTGCCTGAGCCTGAGCCGCGTTACACAAGCGTTGAAACCCAATTCAACATGCTCACAAATGCCCAAAAAGATGTGCTGGCAACAATAGAAATTGGCAACACAATTACTATTGAAAAAACCATTGGGGCAACCGAGCTTGCCCAAGAGCTAGCAATTGAAGGCATTGAGCACTATTTAAGCTTTGATGCTGGGCACTCGATCACGCTATTTACAAGCCCCACCACAGTGGTTTATGAGCTCATTTTGGATGACGCTATTTACGGCATCATTGATGCGCTTAATGTTTTAGGATAATGTAAAGGACACTTATGGCAATTCAAGATTTTACAGCCGGGCAAGTTTTAACTGCCGCACAGATGGACAGTTTGCAGGCTAATGATTACAACTGGACAGTCAGCAACAAAACTGCGTCATATACGCTCGCCGCAACCGACAAGGGCACTCGAGTTGTAATGAGCAACGCGAGCGCAACCACAATCACAGTGAACACAAATATTTTTGCTGCGGGCGACACTTTGTTTATTCAAAACATTGGTGCTGGCACTTGCACGATCACGGCTGGCACATGCACTGTAAATACTGCTGGAAGTTTGGCTTTGGCTCAATGGCAGGGCGGTGTTTTGTATTTTACAAGTGCTAGCACAGCAATTTTTTTTTTAGCGGGTAGTGGCACAGGTTACGGGACAGCAACGGGCGGATCGAGCAGTTCAATAAGTGTCAGCGGCATAAATTACACTCTTTTAACTTTTACAAGTTCAGGCACCTTAACTGTTACTAAAAGCGGTTTGTTTGATGTGATGTTGTTTGGTGGCGGGTCAGGTGGCGGTTCGACTGCGGCAAATAGTGGTAACGGCAATTTTAGTGGTGTCGGTCAATTAGGTATCGGTGGTGCTGGACAAACACAAGTTGGTGCGGCAGGTGGCGCAGGTATCACGGGTGCAGGCGGTGGCGGTTTAGAAGCAACGGCACAAAATGGTGGTGCTACGACTTGGTCAGGTATCGGTTTTGCTGGTGGTAATAGTGCGGCAAATGTTGCACGACCGGGTGGCGGTGGTGGTGGGTCAGGCGGCGTAGGGGGTAATGCAAGCGGTTCAGTCGCTGGTAATGGTGGTGCGGGTGTGCAGGTGAATACTTTTATTGGTGGCAGTTCGAGCCTTATTGGTGGTGGCGGCGGTGCTGGTGTTTTGGCAGGTGGCACGGCTGGTAGTGGAACTAATGGCGGTGCGAACGGTTCGGTCGGTGGGGCAGGTTCGGCAGCGTCAGCAAACTCAGGTGGCGGCGGGGGCGGCGGTCAACAGGGCGGCGGCGGCGGCGGCGGTGGCACGGTTACACAAACAATTTATTTAACTGCAAACGCAACAGTTACGGTGGGCGCAGGTGGCTCAGGCGCAACAGGCGGCAACGCAGGTGGCAATGGTGGTAGCGGAATTGTTTATGTCAGGTTCAAGGTTTAACGATGGCACATTTTGCAAAAGTTGAAAACGGTGTCGTGCAACAAGTTATTGTCGTATCAAACGACGATTGCGGCGGCGGCGAATTTCCCGAAAGCGAACCAATCGGTCAAGCGTTTATAGCGTCATTAGGTTTAGACGGTTTGTGGTTGCAGACCAGTTACCACGCAAATTTTCGCGGTTGCTATGCAAGCGCTGGTTGGACATATGACGCGCAATTAGATCAATTTGTAGCACCGCCAACACCAATCAAGCCTGACATCGAGCAATAATGTGCGCTACTGGTTACTTACAATCGCATTGTGCGCTGGTTGCGCTACAAGTAAAACAAACACAACAGGCGGCGTTAAAGTCCGCAATTTATCTATAAGCGAGGTTTGCCAATATGGGTCGCCTGACCGGTGCGAAATTAGAAAATGATCAATTGCATGCCCGGCTGATTGTCAGCGTGGGCATATTGATGGCAATCACATTTGTTTTAATGGTTGTAGGTTTGTTGTTTGGTTTGTTGTTTGTGTCTATGCCTGAGGAATTATCACCGCTCGATAGCAAAATAGTTGATCTGTTAAGCACTATTTCGGTGTTTTTGACAGGTGCGTTATCAGGTTTGGTTTCGGCTAACGGCATTAAAAACCGCGACAAAAACAACAATGGCATAGTTGACGATCTAGAAACCGTTTAACTGTGAAACCTTACATTGTCGCAAATCAGCCGGTTGTTAAAGCGCCTTTGCTTGGCATGGATGAGTGGATTAGGCAGGCGGTCAAATATGCGGATGGTTGTTTATGGAATAACGGCAGCTGGGTTATTAGAAACATGAAAACCAAAGGAAAAGAACATTTGGTTTCTAATCACTCGCGGGGTTTGGCGGTTGATCTTTCTTACCGTTGGCAGGTTAAACAGGGGCGCGGTAAACCTGATGGTGAGAAACTTGCACAAGTGTTTTTGAACAAGGTTTTGCAACACGCTGAGGTTTTAGGTGTGCAACTTGTGATTGATTACAATCGCAATCGCAGCTGGAAAGTTGATCGAGGCACTTGGAAAGCTGGCAATTTTGAGCCGGGTGATTGGCTGCATTTTGAAGCAGATCCGGATCTTATAAAAGATGTTAAAGCTGTGAAAAGCGCTTGGGATAAGGTTTTTAGCGTAATCCCGCAAACACTCTAAAACCTTTACTAAACTTGGATCACCATCCGAGAAAGGTTAGGTGCTTATGCCCTTATTAACTAAAACCGCTATAGCTATTTTCGCTAGTCTTACTTCGCTTTTTATTTTAAGCAAGCCACCCGCGCCCACAGCTGACGATCTACAGCCACGCTATACAAGCGTTTATGTAGGCTATGAAGCGCCTATAGTGCCAACCAGCCAAGCGCCCACAACTACGCTCAAAACAGCTCTAAAAGGCTGTGATGCCGTATTTGCGATGGCTCAGAAAGTGGGCTGGGATGCAGATCAACTTGGCACATTGATAGCGGTTGCCCAACGCGAAAGCCGCTGCCAAACTGATGCTTTCAACCCGGCTGATACCTATGGGCAATCTTACGGCGTGATGCAGATCAATGATTTTTGGTGCAAACCATCACGCTATTTCAAACAAGGCTATTTACAAGCCTATGGTTTGCTCGATACATGCCAAGATCTATTTGATTTGGAAACGAACATGCGCGCAGCGTTAAACATTTACCGTTATTCAAACGGGTGGCGGGCATGGGGCGGCAAATGAGGCACTTTATTGTTGCATTTGTCTTACTGTCATACACCCTTGTGGTAGGTTTTTTAAACAATCATTAACTAGAGAAAGGGTTAATAATGTCCGAGAAATTTGATGTTGATGTAATCAACCAACTGTGTGTGGTTGTGCGGCAGCGTTATGGTGAAAACGCGGTTGAAGCGCTTGTTGGTGCTCTATCAAGTGTTTGCAGTTTTAAGCAACTTGAAACGCTTTTGGTTAGGTGGTCTGAAAATGTCTGATGATCTGTATCAAGATCCGCAGTTAAAAGCGATTATTAAAGTGATGCAAGACATCACAGAAAACAAAGTGCCGTTTTATGAGCCGCATGAGCTGGCAGCTCGAAGCACACTCAGAGCTATCCAGTGGCAGATTGATGATCACAATGTTTTGGATGATGGCGAGCTAATTGATGTGCTTAATCAGGCGCGCATTGAAATTAAATATTTGTGCAGCATTATTACAGATTTAAAGCAACGCATTGCTAACCGTGATAGCGAGATCAAAGCATTGGAATATTTAAACAAGTTTCAAGCATCAGAAATCAGCCGCATTGAAAAATTGGCTGTGCAATGATTGTGAAGTTTGATCAGGATGATGTTGAGTTTGTGCGCGCATGGGCTCAAGCTTGCCACGCTAAAAAAACTCAGCACAAAAAAATTGATGCAACACAAACAGATGAATTTGTGTCCTGCATGGGCAAGTTTGGTGAGATTGCTGCCGGGCGCGCTTTAGGCACTTTTCCTAATTTCGATATAACCGTAGGGGGCGATGGCGGCAACGATCTTGAGGCTTGGGGTTTAACATGGCAAATCAAAACATCGAGCATCAGAAAACTTATATTTAATAGCCTTGATGAATTCTCGAGTGATGCAGCCATCCTTGTGCACTTAATATCAAGTAAAGAAAAAATGTTTGAATTACCGCATTTTCATGTCCTTGGCGGTATCAGCAAAACAAAGTTTGAAAAACAGCATTACAATCATGATTTTGGTTATGGGATGCGCGCAGTTTGTGATTTGGATCATTTAACAGCGCTCGACACAATTAAGGCGGCTTGCGGGGTGTCAGCATGAGCGGTTTTAAGCTTGGCGATTATGTTGATGTGCCAACCCGGTTGGCGATGGCGTTAAAAAAATATCCTGATCTACGCATAGCGGAAAGTCGCCCACAAATAGTTGAAGTTGATGCTCAAAAATATGTTGAGATTAGTTGCACAGTTTGGCGTGATGCAAACGATCTTGTGCCGGTTGTGGCTTATTGCTGGGAACAGATACCGGGTAAGACACCTTACACACGCGGAAGTGAGATGATGAATGCCAGCACAAGCTGTTTGGGTAGAGCGCTGGGATTTCTCGGGCTCGGTATCGGAAAAAGCATTGCTTCGCGTGATGAGGTTGAAACCGCTCAAGCTCGACAAGCACCCGCCCAGCTCGCTGCCGTTGTGCCTATGCGTAACGATGTTGAAACGCCCTTTCCGGATGAGCCGCAGCGCGATTATGCGACACCAAAACAATTGGGTATGATGCGCGCACTGGCTAACGGTCAGGGTTTGAAAGGTGATGATCTTAAAAGTTTCTGTAGTGCTACTGTGGGGCGCGAAATAAACACAACTGGGGATCTATTAAAGCATGATGTGAGCAAAGTGATTGATGCGTTAAAAGCTTTAGATAACAAATAAAACTTAATTACGGGCATGGCTTGCATCAGTGCAATGATGTGTGCAACACGCGGAAAGCGCGGGTAGGTGATCTATGTGGCAACACATGATCAAGCAAAAACGATATAAGAGTAGGGTGCTGTGCGAGGCAAAACAGCGGGGGGCTTAGCGCACTAGGTTTAATCACACACAAACAACAAATAACATAACGAAAACAAACCACAAACATAAGCTCGAGCACATGACATACCAACACAAACTAGGACAAGGCGCGCAGCGCCGCGTCAGCACAAGCAAAGCGCGTGAGCCATGAGCAACAAACGACAAACACACAAACACAAACTTGCACAACAAACCCGCTCAGCTGCAGAATACAAACACAACCGCAAACTCATACTGCAAGACAAACCCAACTGTTATTGGTGCAACCAAAGACAAGCCACAACCGCAGACCACCTAATCGAAGTAGATCGCTGGGATCACACACAACCCGGCATCAACTCGCTCGATAATCTTGTGCCCGCTTGTAAACAATGCAATTCAAGTCGCGGCGCACGATACGGCAACCTTAAAAAATTAAATATCTATGAGCCCGCGCCCAGCGTAAACATCAACGCACAAAAAAATTATGCAACACAACGCATTTTTATACAGAACACAGATGAC